CTTATCCAGTAGGTTAATGTTAGCGTTCATAGTATCAGCATCTTCTGCTACTACAAAATCAACTAATGCTAAATCAATACCTTTTTCGCCTAAAATCTTGGATGCCTCTGCTTTGTTTTCTGCCAGAGCGAGTTCTTTTTCTTTGGCGGCAATTGCTGCCTCACGCTGTTCTAATTCGTATTCGTATTTCTGTTGCTCGTTCATAGCAGCCAACTTCTGGGCTTCCTTTAATTTAGCGGCGTTCTTTGCTTCTGCTTTCTTTAAGGCGGCGGTTACGCGTCTATCTCCCTCTGCCTGTAATAAAGCATCAACTTCTTCTTGCGTGTAAACTTTCGTTTCACTTTCAGTTTCAACTTCATCCATTGACCCTGCTTTGTTTTCTAATGAGTTTTCTTTATTTTCCATTTTGAACCCTCCAATATATATATGAGTTCTAACCTTTATTAGCCCTCAATTTCTCATTCTTTTGTCTTAATGTAAGAGCCGCTCTTAAATGTCTATTGTTATAAGTTGCGTTGTACTGTCTATCACACCATTCAAGGTTTTCAACTTTGTTATTAGTTTTTACTTCATCTTTATGGTTTACTTCTGGATAATGGTTAGGATTTTCTATAAAAGCCAAAGCAACTAACCTATGAACGGACTCATTTTTTATCTTTCCGTTTTTACCATATAGCGTAATAACGCAATATCCTTTTGAATTAACAACAGATTTTAAGAACTTCTGTCTTCTTACGCTTCATACTCTCCCATAATTACTAATCTGGTATAATCCTTCATAATGGGGGATATCTTTTAATACTTCCATATTGTTTACGACCTCCATCGCCCTCTATATTACTTAAACCAAAAGGGCTCTTCTTGAACCCTTCTGGTTAAAAGTATCGTTAAATTATTTATATAATGCTAAAAGGTGGTTGTGCTTAAATAAATATATGAAGCAGTATCTATATTACTAAAACATTCGGCCATATAACTTGTATAAGGCGCTGACGTACCACTTTCTGGGTCTATTCATTCCGTTAAACTTGTTTGATAAACAGCTTGTAAATTACCGCCAATTTGATTGGTATAATTTGTATTTCCCATATCTGGTGAATAATTAACATTAAATAACAAACCTTTTCAAATTACATAACCAGAGGCATCAGCAACCATTCCATATAAATTACCAGAACTTCCATAACCTCCCATAAATGTTCCAAAATCACCTTTGCCACTTGTATCATTATCATCCCAATTTTCACTGTTGCCCCTGCCATTAGTCAATTGAACCGCAATCTTATTGCCAGAATTAGCAGCATAAACAGTGGCGGCAACCTCTTGACTACCACCCCCAGTAGGAATGGCGTTAATAGCAGTAACAAACCCGGAAGGGAAAGTTAAATTTGCGGAAGTGCCACCTTTTGTTCTAATAGCATTAGCAACACTTGTTAAATCTGTATCTGTTGTTAAATAATTTGCCATATACTACCTCCTAAAAACTCTGGCCGTTTGCGGACGGGATAGAAACCCAAGATTGAGTAGCAGTTCCGCTTGAAACCACATTCTGTAAGAAATATGTGCCATCAGTAGATGGGTCTGTTGGTAAAGAACCACCAGTAGCACTAATAACATTATTCTCAATAGTAATACCTTCACCTGCGGTTAATACATCTTGCTTTGCTGGTAATGATGTATTTTTAATATAAGCAAACGCTGATGAAACCGTTTGCTCACTTCCGCTCATGCTGTTTTTAGCAGACACGATTACATAATCGGAATACATATTACCAAGGTCGGAATTTGCGCCGTATACCGCAGTTGCTGGTGTAGCATCAAAGTTTATTCTTACATAATAAATAATGTATTTATCCTGCATAGAAGATAAATTACCATTATTGCTCATTGCTAACCAATATGTACTAAGGCTATTTGTATGGGCATAGTAATAATTCCTACCGGCAAGTCTCAAATAACACGGATATGCTTCAAATCCGTCATTAAACATATTTACTAAATACGCTTGGTCTTCACTGCTTATCCCATTAAGACTCGCACGAGTCATAGTAATTTCGTGCCAGCCACTACCGCTACCACCAGTAGCGCTTAATACACCATTATCAACACTTAATCCACTACCAATAGTAGAGAAAGGTTTATCTTCAATTCCAGCTCATTCTGTTGTTCCTGCTGGACCTTCTGGACCTTGGATACCTTGCGGACCCTGAGCCCCTGTGTCTCCTTTTGGACCCTGCGGTCCAGTTTCACCTTGCGGACCAGTAGCGCCAGTTTCTCCTGTATCGCCTTTATCGCCTTTTGGGCCCTGTGCGCCTGTTGGGCCTGCCTCACCCTGCGGCCCTTGGGCTCCTGTTTCACCTTTAAGAGAGGCTAACCATTCTGCTTCTGTGCCTTCAAATCCATTTTGAACTGCGATTTCATATGCGGAGTAGCCTACTACTCTACCTAAATTAACTTGTGCCATTATTATTTAACCTCCATAATCAATTGTCCGTCTCTAATAACGAACACCATTCCTTTTGTGTTTTCAATTAAAACTAAATTCCCGTTCTGGATTTCAAACACCAAGTATCCCGGGTCGCCCTTTGGGCCTTGCGGGCCCGTCGGTCCTTGTGCCGCGAGAGTAGCACTAACAATAACAACATCATTATCCATTTGCTTCTACCCCCTCGGTAATCTCAATATCTACTGTATAATGTGCTGGGCCAATTACTGTATAAACCTCGCCTTCTGCTGTGGTTAATTGAATATCATATAAGTAATAACCGGGAGCCACATTATCATAGTCCTCGTGTGCGATATGGAATAACTGGTTTTCATCCGCATTCTTTTGGATTACTACTGGGCTTCCATATCTCTTTCTTACCGTAAATGTTAATACATCGCCTTCCTTAACTTGATAAGGGGCAATAGCCATTGAGAAATTGGCTGTATCTCCCTTTATGGTATAAATGTTTTTACTTTCATCAATGCTAAACATTGTCATTTACCCCCTTCATAATCGGGATTATAGAGCATCTACAATTTGGGTGAATTGGTGGAAGATTAACTCCTGTCTGGGCTTCAAGGATTGGGTAAATACCATCGTGGTTAATACCGCCCATACTAATCTCTTCACACTTATCGGGAGCACCGTGGCAGGTCTTACCATCGTCCATAGCCATATACTTATAGTATTGGAACCCCGCGTCCTTAAACATTTCCATATTGCTCTGGATTTGGACGTGGCATAATTCGGTTCTGGCTATCCTCTGGGCGTCGTGCCAACTCTTCTGCCCGATATCTTTAATTGTATGGGATAAAGTATCTACATCCGCACCCTTGGCAACACAATCCATTAAACCTTTTTGTATTGCCTCTTGGAATTGCCCTTTATGCTGGAATACTCTTTCTTGCCAATGCTTACCATCAGCGCACCAGATGCCCTCAATAACTTGTTTGGCGGCAACTGGGTTAGCAACTATATGCCTAAATACCCCACCATCATATTTCTTCAAATCTTCAACTGCTCTATCTCACATAGTATATTGTTCTTTATTTAATACTTTTACTTCCTTAAACCCAAGTTCCATAAGGCGATTATTGATTTGGCCTATCATATCATAGTATCTATTGTATTTATAAACATCACTTGGTAAGATAATACCATTCTCACTATTCTCCATTAAGAAACCATAGAGTTGGAGTATATCGTTTTCTATATCTTTGATTGCGCTTGTATAGTATTCTACCAATATCTTCTGTGTTTCATCATAGGTTAAATCAAATAGTTCTTCTTGTTTCTTTAACCTATCAACCCAATAATTAGACATCTAAATCCTCATCACTGTCTTCTTTGGAGAAACTATACAAACTTAAATTGGCTTCCTTCTGCTCTCTAACGGCATCCATTTCCGCATCAACATCCGTTACAAACGGGATTTGAGCGATTAAGGTCTTATCACTTACCAGACCTCTTAAAGAATTAACCTCTTGGACGATTTCTGTGGCATTTACAGGGATATTTCTGGTAAAGATGATTTGGATATCACGCCACATCTCTTCGCCTCCTGTAAGGCTTAAAATAGAGCAGATTAACTCAATTCTTCTTTGAAGAGCCATCGTCATTCTCTTCTCAATAGCGCTGGCTGCGTTTTCAAATCCTAACAGTTTGTATCTTAAAGCGATACCAGATGAAGTGCCAAACGCATCATCACTGAAATCCGGGCAACTTGCGATTGTATGGATTTTGTCATCAATTCTATCTAACAGGTTCTCAATCTGGGTTGTCTTGATATCTTTGTTAAGGTAAGAAGCACTGCCACCCTGCGGGATAACCATTACTCTGTTTTCCTTCATTAACTTAACAGTTTCTTCATCAGTATCAAAACCTTCCAGAACTAAATACGCATCACAGAATGCCTCAAAGTCATCTACACTACTGGATAACAGAGTATTGTAAGCATCCTGTAAGCCCATAATTCTATCAAAGATACTGATTTCCTCATCATTGAGTTTGAATACTGTGATAGGAACCTGTTTATAGAAATTAGGTCTTTCTTCTACCAACTGGAAAGAAGATAAACTATTATCGCTTCTATATACGAAAGTTGCGGCTTGGGT